CAAGCAAGGAATACTAACAATACTGCTAGAACTCCTGCAGCGTATCAGCGTCACGATGAAAATTGCGACCCAGTAACAGGATGACGACTAGGATCCCTACAATGTACGGAAGGTACTATGTTCTCACATGCGTATGGCGTGGTAGAGAATTTGATATCACTGTCTTTAGATCTAAGTTACAAAAACTTCAAAGACCTCAAGCACAGCGTATCGCTCAGAGTATCTACCCTAACAGTAAGGTGATCAAGTTTCATGAATCTGATCCTACTGACGGACCTGTTATACTAGCAACAGAAGGTTCATTAGCACAAGCAAAAAGAAATATCGGTAGAGATCCCGATAAGAAAACTTGTTGGAAAGGATACAAGGCAAAAGGAACTAAGATGAAGGGCGGTAAGTCAGTACCAAACTGTGTCAAAGAACTTGCTGACTTCATGGATGAAGCAAAGTCAAAATCCAAAAAGAAAAAGACCCAAGTAAATGATGAAGACAAACATGATGCAGGTAACTTACCACCTGCAATGGGAGGAATTTTTGGAGAGGGTGCTGCATGGACAAAGAAGTCTGGTAAAAATAAAGAAGGTGGTTTAAATGAGAAAGGGAGGAAATCTTATGAAAGAGAAAATCCTGGTTCTGATTTAAAAGCACCATCTAAAAAGAAAGGTAACAAGCGAAGAGCAAGTTTCTGTGCTAGAATGAAAGGCATGAAAAAGAAACTTACTTCTAAGAAGACTGCATCTGATCCAGATAGCAGAATAAACAAATCTCTAAGAGCGTGGAACTGTTGATCATGAAAACAAGAATAGACGAATTAAAATCTGAACTCCGAGTAGTAGAGGCATTTCGAGATGTTGGGCGTGCCCAAGTCTTGAAATCCATGCTACAGTATGAACTAAAGAAGGAGGAGTTTAGTCATGAGCGAGGTACCAGAGGATCGTTTAGATCTTGATTGGATTGATTACGAAGGAGTAATCGGTTACGATCAAATTGAAAAACAATTTACACTTCAGTTAAATCATCATCTGTATTGGTTTGCTACCAAACAGGAAGCTGAAGAATTTTTTATAGCACATGCCGACTAACAACACAGATTTTTACTTAGGGAATCCCAACCTTAAAAAAGTCGGGACAGATATAAATTTTACCCAAGAGCAAATACAGGAATACCTCAAGTGTAAAGAGGATCCTGTATATTTTGCTATGAATTATATCAAGATTATATCTCTTGATGAAGGTATCGTGCCATTTAAAATGTGGGACTTTCAACAGGAGTTGATCGAGAAGTTCCATAAGCACAGATTTAATATCGCAAAGTTACCTCGGCAGACTGGTAAGTCCACTACGTGTGTGTCTTATCTACTTCACTATGTCTTGTTTAATGACAATGTGAACGTTGGTATTCTTGCAAACAAATTATCCACAGCTAGGGATTTGCTTGGAAGATTACAACTTGCTTATGAACAGCTGCCCATGTGGATGCAGCAAGGTATCATAACATATAACAAAGGATCAATGGAGTTAGAAAATGGATCTAAAATCTTGGCTGCGTCTACCTCTGCTAGTGCAGTCCGAGGTATGTCTTTCAACATTATTTTTCTGGATGAGTTTGCCTTTATACCTAATCATATTGCCGAGCAATTCTTTAGTTCTGTATATCCTACTATCACTTCAGGTACCAAAACAAAAGTCATAATCATTAGTACCCCTAATGGTATGAATCACTTTTATAAGTTGTGGGTTGATGCACAGAAGAATAGAAATGGATATGCATGGTCAGAGGTTCACTGGTCTAAAGTGCCAGGTAGAGATGCTCAATGGAAACAAACAACCATTGCTAACACATCAGTTAGACAGTTTACACAAGAGTTTGACTGTGAGTTCCTAGGATCTGTTGATACATTGATAGCAGCATCTAAGTTAAGAACGCTGACCTATGATGATGTAATGACCACCAATGCAGGTCTTGATGTATATGAAAACCCAGTAGATAATAATGACTATATTATATGCTGTGATGTATCACGTGGATTAGCACAGGATTACTCTGCCTTTGTGGTTATCAATATTTCTAAAGCACCGTGGAAACTGGTGGCAAAGTATAGGAGTAATGAGATTAGACCTATGCTATTCCCGAACGTTATTTACAACGTAGCAAATAATTATAATAAAGCACACGTATTGATAGAGGTAAATGATATAGGAGAAGCAGTTGCTTCAAGTTTATTCTATGACGTAGAGTATGAGAATGTTCTCATGTGTGCTATGAGAGGACGTGCAGGTCAAATAGTCGGACAAGGTTTCTCAGGCAACAAGACACAGATGGGTGTCAAGATGAGTAAGACTGTCAAAGCACAAGGATGCTCTAACCTCAAGACTCTAATAGAAGATGATAAACTCATTGTTAAGGATTACAACATAGTCGCTGAGTTAACTACCTTCATCCAGAACAAACAATCCTTTGAAGCTGACGAAGGATATAATGATGATCTGGTTATGTGTCTGGTTATATTTTCATGGTTGGTACAACAAGAATACTTTAAAGAGATGACGGATCAGGATATTCGTCGTAGAATATATGAAGAACAGAAGAATCAAATAGAACAGGACATGGCACCATTTGGTTTTATAGACGATGGATTGGAAGATGAGATGATCAAAGACAGCGATGGAAATGTCTGGACTATTGATATGAATAGTAAAGAATATACTTTAGATGAGTATGGAGACAGGTCATATATGTGTGACTATCGCTGAAGAAGTACCTTTTAATAAATAATTTTAGACAAAAATTGATTTATCATCAGGAGTACACGCATGGCTAGCACGCTTCTATCGCCAGGAGTTGAGATCCAAGAAAGAGATCTTACTGTTGGTTCGATTGAGACGGTTGAAGTAAACGTTGGGGCAATAGCAGGATCATTTGCAAAAGGACCTGTTCTTACACCAGTTCGTATATCAAACGAATCTCAACTAATTGAAATCTTTGGAGAACCCTCTGATGCAAACGCAGAGACATGGTGGACAGCCGCTAGTTTCTTATCATACGGTGGAGTACTTGACATAGTTAGATGTGCAACATCTGGACAGTTAAGTGCATCGGACGATGGTACAACTTCTCCTTATCTTCTTTCTATTACTACTAAGGAAGTATACGAAGCAACATATCTATCCGCAACTGCTAACCCATTCCACTGGGCAGCAAAAGATGTTGGTGCTGACGGAAATGCAATAAGAGTATCAGTAATTGATAAAGGTGCTGACACAACACTAGTACTTGATGGTGCTTTAACAACTAGCACAATCGGTACTCAAGTTCAGAATACAGCAGGTACTAAGAGTGGTTACATCTATGCGTGGGATGCAGCTTCTAACACAGTATCATTAATTACTTCTGATACATGGACAACTTCAGACGTTGTTGAGAACGGTGTTACTGATAGAAATATCTCATCAGTTTCTGACTGGTACGACAATCAGGAAGTATGGACTGGTTTCAAGTGGTCACAGATTGCTCCTAGACCTGGCACTTCTCCTTATGTTGCAGCACGTGGTGGTGCAAACGATGAGATGCACATAGCAGTTTGGGACGCTACTGGAGTAATCACTGGTACACCAAATACTTTACTTGAGAAATTCTCATATGTTTCTAAAGCAAACAATGCTAAAACTCAAGAGGGTGCAGGTAACTACTATCCAAATGTAATACTTAACAAGAGTGCATTTGTTTACTGGGGTTCACACGAGACAACAGTATATGATGTAAGTGGTAACCAAGCAGCCACAGGTGGTAACATCGCAGGTACTGGTAACGCAGGTTCAGACAGTGCAACAACATTTGACTTGTTTGCTTCTGTCTACGTAACTGGTGGCGGTGGTGTTGGTGATAACATCTACGTATTAGCAAAGGGTGCTGAAACTGGAAGTGCATCTTCTGGAGAAATCATCACTGGACTTCAAGAGTTTGCTGATACTGAAACAGTACAGATTGACTATCTACTAATGGGTCCTGGTGACGCAGCTAGTAAGCAAAACTCACAGTCAATCGGTGCAGCAGTATTAACTATCACATCTAATAGAAAAGATTGTGTTGGTTTCTTATCTCCATATAGAGGAGACGTTGTTGGAGTTACAAGTTCCACAACACAAACAAATAACGTAGTTGACTTCTACTCACCTATGCAAGCAACATCATTCGGTGTGTTTGATAACGGTTGGAAGTATGTCTACGACAGATTTGCCGACAAGTACAGATACATTCCATGCAACGGAGATGTTGCAGGACTATGTGCTGCTACTACTGCAAACGGATTACCTTGGTTCTCACCAGCAGGTTTAAACCGTGGTGCTATTAAGAATGCAGTTAAACTTGCATACTCACCAACCAAATCCGAAAGAGATACATTGTATCAGAAGAGAATTAACCCAATCACCAGTCTTCCTGGTCAGGGCATTTTACTCTTCGGTGACAAAACAGCTCTCGCTTCACCATCTGCATTTGATCGCATCAACGTCCGTCGTCTTTTCAACGTGATAGAAAAGACAATCGGTAATGCTGCGAAGGGGGTACTCTTTGAACTCAATGATGAATTCACACGTAACAACTTCAAGAATGTTGTTGAACCATACCTTAGAGGTGTACAAGCCGAAAGAGGTATCACAGACTTCTTGGTTATATGTGATGACACCAATAACACAGGTGCAATCATTGACGCGAACGAATTTAAGGCTGACTTCTATATCAAGCCTGCACGTTCAATCAACTTTATCACACTGACTTTCATAGCAACACGTACTGGTGTTAGCTTTGAGGAAGTCATCCCTCGCAGATAATTAACGGAGCATTTTAAAAATGGCAACCCCACTAGGTATTTTAGAATTCCAGAAAGCAATTAGAGGCGGTGTACGTCCTAACCTTTTCTCGGTTTCACACGCTTGGCCACAAGGAACTTCCTTGTCAGAGCCAGTTATTGATGGTGTAGCAGCATCTAAAGGATCTGCTGTTACATACATGTGTAAGTCTGCTGCATTGCCAGCAACTAACGTAGGAACAGTTGAACTTCCTTTTAGAGGAAGAGTTATCAAAGTTCCTGGCGATAGATCTTACGAAACATGGACAGGTACATTCTATATGGACGATGCATTTGCATTAAGAAGTGCATATGAGAAATGGATCGAACTAACTAACGCAGTTGACAAAAACACTGCATCAACAGACATAGTTGATACATGGGTAGACATCCAAGTAACACAACTAGATAAGTTTGGTGGTACAGGTGCTGCTGATGGTAAGTTAACAGAACTACGCACATACAATTTGGTTAGTGCTTGGCCTGTATCTGTATCACAGATTTCACTTGCTTATGACAACAACGATTCATACGAAGAGTTTGATGTTGAGTTTGCATATCAGTACCATACAAGTTCTGGTGGCAAAAACAAGAATAACGTCGTTGAAGTAGCTAGCTAAATAGTAGGTACAAGTACACAATATTATGGCAGAGTTATTCGGTTTCTCGTTTAAGAAGAAGAAGGTTGCGGAGCGTGCCCCGTCTCCCATCCAACCTTCTAGCGAGGACGGAGCTACTAGTTATATTGCAGGAGGTTACTATGGTCAGTATCTTGACCTAGACGGTAACTTCAAGACTGAATATGACATGGTGAAAAAGTATCGTGAGATGGCAATGCATCCAGAAGTGGATTCTGCTATCGAAGATATTTTACATGAAGCTATCGTTGCGGATCAAAACGATAGTCCAGTTGAAATCAACCTTGACAATCTCGATGTGAGTGAGAGTGTCAAAGCAATGATCCGAGATGAATTTAATTACCTCAAAAACCTATATGGTTTTGATACTAAAGCCCATGAAATGTTCCGCAGATGGTACATTGATGGGCGTTTATATTATCATAAAGTAATCAATTTAGATTCACCTGCAGAGGGTATCAAAGAAGTAAGATATATTGACCCATCAAAGATTAAGAAAGTAAGGCAGATAACAAAACCAAAAACTGCAGACGAGTTTATGAAGTATGACTTCGGATCATCTGAGGAATATTTCATATACAATCCAAAAGGATTGAATAATACTTCCGCGAATAGTGGTATCAAGATTGCCAAAGATGCTATCACTTACGTGACAAGTGGTATCATGGACACCAATAGAAATATTGTATTGTCCTATTTGCACAAAGGAATTAAAGTACTCAATCAACTTAGAATGATCGAGGACAGTCTAGTTATATACAGAATATCAAGAGCACCAGAGCGTAGAATATTTTATATTGACGTAGGTAACCTACCTAAAGTTAAGGCAGAACAATACTTACGTGAAGTTATGGGAAGGTATCGTAACAAATTAGTATACGATGCTGCCACTGGAGAGAT